GGATCATGTCCCTCACGAAGATTGAAAGATTGGTGTACCCGGCTTCTTTCGCATCTTGGATCAGTTTATTTTTCTGTGATGGAGTAACCTTGATTGAAACCGGCTCTGTAAACGGTTCCGCCAGATGCCCTGGCTGCCCGAAATTTAATGTGCTAGGCCCGTGAAAATGAAATGTCTGTTGTTCCATGTTTAGGGTCTCCGGTGGCTTCGCTGAGAATGTTTAATGACTGCAAGCTCTCATTTTATCCAGAAAAAAAAATGCTTTCATCAACGTTAAATGCAGCCATGATTTTTTCCATAGTCGCGAGAGATGGCCTAACGTGTTCATGCTCCCATTCAATAACCATGTTCCGGTGGGATCCTATTTTAGCAGCAAACTCTCGCACTGACAGATTGTTTTTTTCTCTCAGATCTTTAATTACGGATGGCTTATATTTTCGGGTTGGAGTTTTCATAATGTTCTCCTGCTTAATTTTAGGGAGAGCATAAATGACTGCTTGCACGCATGTCAATAAAAAACTTGCGTTTTATTTAAAAAAAAATATAATCCTAAAATATTCAAACAGTTATGTTATGTTTATTGGGATAAAAACTTTAATGCGAAAACCTAATCTGGACATAAAAGAATATCCGCCGATACCTCCTGAGGATAGATATAAACTCGTAAGAGAAAGCATCAGAAATTGGATATTCGCGGGGGGGACGTGGAGCGAATTGGAGGCTTCAGGGCTTGATTCTGCAACAATAGCAAGGATTGCAAAATGGCCACATAAAAAGGGAACAAAAAAACCATCACAGGAGACACTGGAGGCCCTAATTAAAGTAAAAGACATCATCCCCGGATTCCCTTCAATAAAATTTGGAATTGAGGCCGAAAAAAATGAGGCCAAAGATAACCAAACAATTATAAAAATGCTTGAAAATAAAGCGTTTAATCATTATTTTGAGGCTGAAAAACTTATAAAAGCCATTGTTGAGATTGACAGCTTTAACGATCTTAAATCTCTACAGGGGTGTCTAGCCCATGCGGAGAACTTAATAAGCCTATTAAAACGGTTGGACCAAACGCAAAAGGCGCGTCAAGATCAAGAGGCGAATAGAGGGCCAGCCTCAGACCGCGCTGCAAACAACAGATAGGGAGAAAGCTTGGCTTTATCACAGAAAATGGTTTAAGGTTGTTTAATGCGCCCATTTAAATTGCTGTTTTTCGCTTCACTTTCTTTTGTTTTAATCCTTCCCTGCCCAGGGCTTGCCAACAGAGTCCATCCGGAGAAATGGTACCAGGAACGATGGTGCAATGATCATGGGGGACAAATGGAGGTTGTGCTTGCTGATCAGACCAGGTGCGATTGCGAGACAGAAATCCATGCCGTCGAGTTTGACTTTGCAGACAAATGGGCCGAGGCGATCGGGCAGGCCCTCCACTATTCCAGGTTGACTGGGAAACGAGCGGGGATTGTGCTGCTTCTGGAATCCGACAAGAACCGCAAATTCAAAAATCGGCTTGAAAATACCATGAAATATTTTAATCTTCCGGTTGATGTTTGGCTTGTAACTTACTGAAAGTTTTATAAAAATATTTTCATTACATGGAGGTACCTATAAAGAATGCTTCGACTCTTCCTCTTTATTGTGATTTGTATTTTCGCAGTCATGTTTATTGTCCTGGTGATAGCAATCCCCTTCTCGGTGAATCGCATCAAAACCGAGATGATCAAGCTCAATAAAACAACTGAAGACATGCTGGCCACATTAAAACAACGGTAAGCCATGGCCGTGATGCAGCTCCCAGATGGCCGGTGGGTCGTTTACTACCAGAATAAAACCTCCGGTGGAAAACGGCGCCGGGAATATTTCGGCCGCGGCCCCGCAGCGGAATCCGCCGCGAAAGAGCGCAATGACGACCTGCGCCTCCGCAGGATGCGGCCAAGGCAGGGCTACGGCCCGCTCTTCGAGGACCTCGCGTTTGAATATCTCGAAAACAAAAACTTCGATCTTAACTCACAGACTCATCTTGAGACACGTTTAAAATCAAACATCCTGCCGGATCTGGGCGCGATCCCCGCGATCCGGATCACTGACATCCACCTGGACAAATACATCCAAAAGCGCAGGCTGCAGACGATCAAAAACAAAAAGATAGTGCAGGCCAAGTTTAACACCATTGCCCGTGAGCTGGCCGACATCAAGGCGATCCTCAACTGGTCAGCCACACGTCGGCCGCCGCTGATCCCGATTAACCCCATCCGGGATTACAAACTACCAAAACGTGATGATGAGATAATCCTGCCGCCCACCCCGGATGAAACCGCCGCCATCCTCAAACATGCCCCCGCGCACCTGAAACGGGCCATAGCCCTGAGCTATTATCTGGGGCTTCGCCCTGGAGCCGTGGAACTGCTCACCCTGACATGGGACCGCATCAACTGGAGCACCCAGACCATCATGGTGATCTCAGCCAAAAAGGGCGGCCCCAGGATGCGGAGCGTCCCCATACACAAACTGTTTCTGAAGACCCTGAAGGACTGGCACAAGATAGACAAGGAGGATTTCGGCCCCGCAACCGGCGCAGCCGCCATAGTGCGGTATCGCCGCAAACCAATAAAGAGCATCAAAACCGCATGGAAAAAGGCCCTGTACAACGCTGGCATAACCAGGAGGCTAAGGCCCTATGACCTGCGCCATCATTTCGTAACCAAGGCCCTGGAGGCAGGGGCGGACTACAAATCCATAGCCGAGATAGTAGGCTCCAGGCCGGAAACCCTGATGAAATACTACCAGCACGTGACGACAGAATTGCGCCGGCAAACCGTCTCAAAAATCCCCCCCATCAACCTATATGAAACCAAAAAAAAGGGCTAAGGTCTTGGGTACAATGTACCCAAAACCCGCCCTTTTCAATTTTTCAAAATCACATCTAACTTATTGATTTAATTTGGTGGAGATGATCGGGATCGAACCGACGACCTGTACGTTGCGAACGCAACTATTCTTTTTAATATATTGTTTTTACGATATTTTTTTCTTGAATCTCTGGTTACAAATATATTTGTGCCCAGGTCAAAATATCAGGACAGGTACCTGTCTTAGCTCTCAATATAAAACCTGCCATTCTCAAACCCCAGGACGCCCTCCCCTAACACCTCCCAATCTTTCCATCGCCGCCATTCATCGGCCAAAATATCCGGATTCGCGCCGGTAAACTGCTGATGCCGGAAGCACAACAGATATTCAAGTTCGGCCACCATCTCCGAACACACGACATACGAGCCTCTTCGCCAGGTCAGAAACTTTGCAAGGGGGGGGATAATATTTAGGCCTAAACGCCACAGAGGATACCACTGCCCCTCATGCCGAGCCTTGAGCCGTAAAAAAGCTTCATAAAACGTCTCAACAGAAAGAGGCGTGTGCCTAGCAATGATAATCTTATCCCCAACGTAATTGGTCAAGGACCCATAGCCGACTTTCCAAAGGGCCTCGTATGTCTCACCTTTGGCAGATACAATGATGCCTGAATGAGTGTATGTGCTTTCCCCGTCATGGGACCAGATCCATTGTAAACATGAAATCACGGCCCCCAACGCCATGGGGTTGCGTGTCCCGAACAGGTCGCCCGGCCTCAATTCAAGTTCAATTTTGGCTTTCAGTGTTTCATCCATATTATAAGGCCCTTTACCATATCTGGTGGTGTTACCAAGAAGATCCCCTCCCGGGATACAAAAGATGTTGTGTTGTGCACCAGCTCCTCAGCATCAACATCTTGTGGTCATTGCCCCGCAGCCCTTTCTTTCAGAATCTCATCCACGTCCACCCCATACCTAATTTTGACATACCATTTAGCCCCCTTGACGGCAAAGCCCAGAAGGGCCTTTAATTTTGTTCTCCAGTTCATGCGATTATCCCGCCTGCATACAGATATGCTATCCGTAAAGTTTCCAATCGTTTCTCGGGTTGCGAATACCCGGCCCCCGGAAAACTCGCCCACCTGGACCGGCATTTTTCAATGGCCTTGTCAAGCCTGCCTTCGTCAATATCGTCCAGCGCCCCGCATTCCCGTATCATCTCCAGAGCAATCTTATCCTGGCTCCCAGGGGAGAAATCAGGCAGGTTGAGTTTTTCCTTGTAAGCGTCAAAATATCTTTTCAGGATCTGATACCTGCCCGCCGCCGTTGAATGTTTTTGTATCCTTTTCACCCACACCCTGCGCCGCGGGTGGTCGTGATAGGAATGAAAAAGGGTGCCGCCAATCAAAACATTGTAGCCATTTTCACCTATCCCGATAGTCCCCTCGCTGACCGCAATCATATCCAAAAAGGCCTTTCTATTCTGGTTCATCTGCGTCCTTGCTCAGCGTTTTCTGAAATTCGATCACCGCATCATTCATGCCCCGCAATGATTTTTCTATCTGCTTAAAACATCCCTGGATGATCTGCACGTTGTTGCGCAAAAAATGGTTCAGATATTCAAGATTTTTTTCGTTCTGATCCATGTTGAATTAATTTTTAATTTTTAATTTTAAATTTTTAATTAAGGGTAGTGGTTCAAAATTTTGAACCCGTACTTCATCAATTAAGCATTAAACATTCACAATTAAAAATTTCCCCCATGCCACCCCCTGCCTACAGGCCCAAAGTCCCAGCCTGGGCCATTCTCGAAAGCCGTTTTTTTACACTTGTATAATAGCATAGAATCAATTAGCCAGGCGCTTTAACCTCCTGGTCTCATTATCTGACAGCTGCGTTTCAATCACTGCTATTTTTTTGTCCAGGTCTTTAGTGTTGACATAGATCCCCCACTGGAAAGCGAGATTCCCGACCATCAACATGACAAGCAAGAGGAACAGGCTCATGGAAACTTTCGTATGTATAGCAAGCCAAATATCCCTTAACTCCTGCTTTCTATCATGTTGGGTCTCTTCAATTGTGTGGAATTTCTCTTCGTGTTTTTTGTGACAGTCGCATCTTTCAAAAGTAGCCATAGGCCCGTTCTCCGTTCCGCTCAAAAGTCTCCACGTCGACCTCTGTCAGTTCCATCAATCCTTCATCAGCCCATCAGGGACTTTAGGAGGTACCGCAAATCTTACACCAAACGGAGGAACATCCTGTAGTATAGTGTCATCCCCCCAATTAATATCAGATCTTAGGCCATCCCACACAGACCGGACGCCTACAAAATAACGGCCCTTGACTGCAATCGTAATGGTCGCGGTATTCGTTGCCGGTGATGCCACAACAGCCGGGTCAGTCTTGCCAGGGTCAGTTATGGCATTAGCCATAACGACCTCATAGGTCACACCTGTGATCGGGTCGCCATCAGCATCTTCTGCAACTTCGTTCCATTGCAGAGTAAATTGATTTGCGTTATAGAACGTCACGTCCGCGGCGCTTGCATAAGCTGCGCACCAGATCAACAAAAAAAGAATCAGATATAATATCTTTTTCATAACACCCCCTGTTTGTTAATTTTTAATTTTTAATGTTTAATTAAACGAGCTTTTCCCTTATAAAATATAGACACCATGAAAATAAAAAGGGTACATGGCCCCCGAATCCGTTGTGATCTCGAATATCAGCGTTGCCTGCTCCCCCTTCAGGCCGGTATCATCCGCAGGGTATCTGAGCTTCAGCAATATTTTTGTTTCATCTTCCACATAGGGCTCAAAATCTTCATCTATGATATCTGAGGAGATGTCTTCCTGGTCGGCAAGCACATCTCCCGGCAAAACCACGCCCAAAAATGCCTTGACAGTCTGGGCCGATATCGCAGCACCCGACGGGAGCGCCGCGGAAAAATCAAACGAAAACGGCCCCCAATTATCCGTGTAATACCTTAGCTCGATCTTCTTGTGACGGTTGAAATCCATGAGACACCTAAGGTTAATTTTTAATTGTTAATTAAAGGTAGGGGTTCAAAATTTTGAACCCCTACTTCATTAATTAAATCCCGCCCTGGCGGGACAACATTCAAAATTCATGCCCCTCTTAGGTCGGATCTGCTATCTCATCGTCAAAGGCGGGCACTGTCACGGTTCCGCCGCTGGTCAGGGCCTGAGACGTGCACGTGGAGGCCAGGACCAGTGCTGTGGCCGTACACAACACAATATGGGTCGCGGTGCCGCTTACCGTGATTGGCAGGTTCGCCTGCTCGGCAACTGTTATCTTGCGGCCATTGGTATCGCCGTTTGCCTTGGAAAAATCGCCGGAGGCCAGGGTGTGCGCACTGATTAACGACGTTGAGATCGCCGCCGCCCTGTCAGCCGGTTCAGCCGTGCAGATGTAAAGCTCCGTCGCCGCCGCGATTATGTCCAGTGCTCCGTCCAAAACTGCGTCACTTACTTTCTTTGCCATTATTAGCCTCCTTATTGTTTGATAGCTTGGTTTTTATTTCATGCCGGAGGCTTTGGACCTCCAGGGTCACATGCTTGGGTTTGTCCGTCTGTGTGCTGGGATTGTCTTCCATAGCTTTCTCCTTATTTTGCGGTGAACGTAAACACCTGGGTTTTACCCCTGAACTCCATTAATGGCGGCATGTCAGGCAGGAACAGAAATACAGGGGCAAGCAGATGAAGATGCAATAAATCGCCAACGGCCAGCATGTTGGCTTGGGTCAGAGCCACATTGTCCAGGCCGTGCGAATGCAATAAATCGCCAACAGCCAGCATGTTGGCCTGGGTGAGCGCTACATTATCCAGGCTGTGCCCGTGCGCCATGTCGGCAACGGCCAGGGTATTTGCCTGCGTGAGCGCCACATTCTCCAGGCTGTGCCCGTGCGCCAAATCTGCGACAGCCAGCGTATTGGCCTGTGTGAGCGCAACATTATCCAGACCGTGGCCGTGCGCCAGATCGCCAACCGCCAGAAGGATGGAGGCCTCCTCCAGGGTTTGTATCAGCGACTCAAGCAGCACCGCCGCAGCCGCAACCCTCTGCGCCGCAGTCGGGTAAACGCCTGCATTATCCGCGTATATTCCCCCCTCGATGCCCAGGGCGTGATAACCGTATTGGGTTATCTGGCCCGACCGGAATCCTGTTGTCACACCGGCTATCTGGTCATAAACCGAGTTATACCAATAATCATCCGTATCATTAGCATTAAGGTCGCCCGCAATCGCCGTGCGCTCATCCGATGTCCAGTCATCTATGGCGGAATCATAACACCACCTCGGGGTCCAGTTGTTTGAATGCGAATCAATTGCGCAAAACACATTGGAGTTGATCGCGTGGATTTTGCTGTGAATCAGGAAGGTTTCGTCCGGTTCCGTGCCGGAATCAGGCCCGGTATTATCCCAGCCGCGGTTTGCGTCTGTCCCGTCCAGATAGGCCCGGCATCTGCCCTCGTACACCCCGTCAGGGTTCGTCATGGGGAAAAAATGGATGATCGTTTTCCGGCGATATTCAACCGCCGCCGGATCGCTCGACAAAAGCCAGTCTATCATCCCCTTGACGTGCCAGCTCGCCTGTGTTTCGCACGGATGCGACCTGCCGGTAATGATCAGTTCCAACCTGTTCCCGTAATATCCCGGCTCCTCAATTTTGATGCAATAAAGGTTTCGGCCGCCCTGGCTGGTGCTGATCCCGCCGTAGGACAGGGTGGTCACTGTGGCGTAAGGGCTGTCGTCCCACGTTGCGATATCGTCTTGCAGATCCGTATATGCATAAGGAACGTCCATTGCCACATAGACCGTGTTCCCTGCCATCGTGGGGAGCGTAAACGTCAGGATCTCGCCCGCATACGAGGCGGATGAAAGCCTATACCACGTTTGCCGGTCATAAGAATACACCGGCCGCATGGAAGCGTGCGTTGTCCAAAGAGGCCCGCCGCCCCTGTCATTATTGAAATCAACATTAATAGTAGGGGCTCGCCCGTTTACGCCGGTTAATTTAAAATAAAACCAGTCGCCCCAGCTTGAGGACGCAGGGGAGGGGTCGCACTCGGTCACAACATTTACGGTGTCACCGTCCTGAAACGGAGAATCCGCAACCCCGTTTCCGCATTCAAAGCTGGAGTCAAGCTCATAAAACCCGGTCAGCGCGACATTATCCAGGCTGTGGCCGTGGGCCAGATCGGCAACCGCCAGGGTGTTTGCCTGGGTTAATGCTACATTGTCCAGGCTGTGGCCGTGCGCAAGATCAGCGACCACCAAGGTGCCGGCCAGCCCAAGCGTGACATTGTCCAGGCTATGGCCATGCGCAAGATCGGCAACGGCCAGGGTATTGGCCTGGGTTAAGGCTACATTATCCAGGCTGTGGCCGTGGGCAAGGTCGGCAACAGCTAAATTGATCGCTCCGTATGTCCCGGCCCTGATCGCCGCAAACTCCGATGCCGAAACAACGTCCTTGAATATGACAAGCTCATCCAGCAATCCGTCAAAATAATATAAGGACTGACCGTACCTGCCGACATTAAACTCCTCATCCTCGACGTTCGTCGCCTGAGCAAACGTCGTACCGTCGAAATCCTGCGAATCAACCTGCCTGTACCCTGCGTATGCGTCATCCCAGACGCCGAACAACAAAGCCTTGCTGGATTCCAGATAGGATACCTGGAGGTGATACCACGTAGCTAGTGCGACCGATGTATAACCGTGATCAAACTGCTCGTAGCTGGCCCCGGCATTGTAGCCCTTAAAAAACTGGAAGAAAGTCCCCGTGGTCTCATATTTTAACGCCCAGCATCTGGCGTTTGCCGTGGCGTTCCAAACACCGCAAATGACCTCGTCAGCGGACGATTCCAGCCGGACCCATACTGCGATTGACAGCGCGACGAAGCTCTCCCCGTTTTTGCCGGGGAAGCCGGAATCCAGGTTAGCGTTGGTAATCTCGGCATAATCCGATTCCGTGGACTCGAAATCACCTGCATATGATCCTTCCTTGCGGGTCCCGCTGAAAGTGACGCCGCTGTTCGTAAGGTCATTATTCCCCTTAGAATCAGTTACATCATTTTCAAAGTTGTAAACAGCTACACAATTGGAATCATTTGTAAAATCATTGGCCACTAAAACACCCGTAAGCGGTAAGAGGTAAGCGGTAAGCGGTAAGCAGTAAGCGGTTTTCCTCTCACAGCTTACAGCTCACAGCTCACAGCTTACTGTTTACCCATTAAGCATTCAAAATTCCATCCTCACATTATCAAACCATCGGCCTTCAGCATCTCGGCGTCACCGCCCGAGATTATCCTCTGGGTAACGATGCCGTCCCTGCTCCGCTGTGTGGCCGTGCAGAACCAGCACTCCGATACGAGGTTCCCCTGCTTGTCCCGTTTGATTCCGCGCCCGATGCAAAACCGCCAGTCCTTAGCAGTCGGGGTGAACAAAACCTCTTTTATGTCACTGTCCGGGAACACTGAATCGGTTAGAGATACGCCTGAAGGGACAAACCGTTTTATCCTGGTCAAAGACAACTTGTCCCCCTCGGTAGGCACCTCGATCTTTTGGGCCGCCCAGTCCATCTCAAAATATACGCCATGCTCAGCCTTAAACTTATCCTGCAACTCAGCGATTTTTTTCAGATCATCTTCTATTGCCATAACAACTCCTTTATATAATATTCTTCCCTCTATCATCCACCCAACCAACTGTGGTCAGGGTAAAGAAAAAGACCAAATCCGGATTAGCTTTAACCATTATTTGAGAAGATAGGTTTGTATAAAGACCAGTAATTTGTATGTTCAGAGGCCCGGGATGGGTCGCATCATAACTAATTATTGCCCCAGAATCCCCGGATGGTTCGCCTTGGGCCGGTGAATAGACATGAATAACCCCAGTACTTGCAGTACTATTAACAGAAGCATTTAAAATCGGGCTACACCTAACCCCTAACGGTGTTGCGACTATTCTGGACTCTGCCGTGCCGGAAACCGCAAAGTCACTGCCGACAACGGGAACTGACAATAAAAAAGTATCATTGAATTGAGTAAAGGCAAGGATATCGGCGGAACCGTCGGTCAATATAGATCCTAACCGTCGCTTTTTTGTATAGCCAGTGGGCATAGTTGGGCTTAACGACGCTGACATCAATACATCAACAGCCCCGCTTGTAGTATTTTTGATTAAAAACACGTGGTACCAGGTACCTGCCGCCACGGTCCCGGTATCCAGCCCCCCCTGGTTTGTCCCCGCGGTCCATGCAGCATCAATCCTTTTTGTCATGGCCGATGCCAGCACCATGTTGGCCGAGCCATCGCCGTTGCATCTGCGGCCTACGGATATATTAATATCATGCGCCGCGTCAGTGGCGTTATTTGACAGGGCGCAGCCGAAAACCTCGGAGTATGGCATCACATAGCCATGCGGATCGTTGGTGACACATACCAGGCCTGAATGCGCTGCAATCCTGGCGCTTATGCGCTGTGAGACCTGATGATCGTTTTCAGGATCTAGCGCAATTCCATCATCCTCAATAACATTGGCAAGCTCCTCCTGGATGGAATTTAAAGGCTCCGCGACAACATCGGTCCCCTCTGTCGGGATCTCCGGATCCCCGTCATGATATAATTCGTCAACAGTATCAACACGCTGCATTTTGCCCTCCCGATTTGTGTGTAGGGGTTCAAAATCTTGAACCCCTGCTATGAAATCTTGAACCCCTGCTATGTGAACCAGACAAACGTATGAGCAGGTTTAAGGCGCTGGATCATTTTCTGCAATTTGGCCGGTTCTCCCTCGCCCAGATCCGTAATCCGGACCTCCCAGCACCATTTGATGTTTTTCTTATACAGCCGGTCCCCTATCTTGTTCCGGCCGGTCTGAAACGTCCGGTACTCCACTATTACAATGGAACACCCGTACCGGGCCGCCAAAGATTCGTAATATGCTTTGGAAAGCCCGCCCCTGGCCCGCATCCTGGCCGTGCATTCGGCCTGCCGTGCGGCAACCGTTTCGCCGACGCCCGGTGTTATGTCCAGGACCCGCTCCCATGCCTCCAAAAGCAGCCCGGCAGTATCCGTGAACATATTTTCGATCAGAAGATCAATCTCGCCCTCTGCCGCGTCCAGGTGCTCACCCTCGATCTCCACGTCCGCGGCAAAATTATCCCCAAGCTCCAGGGGAAACAGCATCTTTAAAATCTGGGCATGATCAGTCATAGCTAGCTCACCGTAATGATCCCGGGCCTCAATATCTCATCAGCAGCAGGCGTCACATCAGCCGCGGGCTCCGTTATCACCGCATTGGTTGCGCCGTTTGTGATTGCGATCGCAAACAGTTTTGACAGATACAGCGTATCCCCCGGGGTCAGGGATGAGATATGGGCGGAAATGTCCGCCTCCACAACATCCGGATCCGCATCCCCGGTCAGGGTCATGGTCACATCCTGCTCCGTGATGGTCGGCGCCATCACCCGCATGGTGTGGCCCGTAACCGGGCGCAGGGCGTCAATATAGTCATACACCGCATCCAGCAGGGTCTGATCCGGCAGCTCGTCCTCGTCATCCGCCAGGATAAGCACGTCCACCGTGCCTGCGCCCTGGGGGATAGGGACGCAATAAGCGGCCTTCACCCCGGTCACTTCCAGCGCCCACCTCTCATAATCAACCGCATTGCCGCCCGCGGGCGGCGTGCGGATGTATGTCAATATACGGGCCAGGAAAGCCGCGTCTGTTTCTCCGCTTGTCTTTGTCAGGTTATATATCCACCCATGATGCGCCAGATTCTCAGTGTCAGCCGTGTCCGGAAAAATCTGCTTTCCCGCATAGTCCATGTATTTATACAGCCCCCACAGGGCCGATGCCAGACAGGCGCTTTTGATGTATATCAGGCTCCCCTGGGACACATCCGCCTCCGGGAACTGGTTCTGGTAATCGGTCAGAATGGCCGTAAACAGAGTGTCAAAATCTCTCAGAAAGGGGTTGCTCATATCACCTCCAGGTATTTCTCAAACGAGACCTCGCGGCCATCGGCCTGCACCGCGTAGCACTGGAATTTCAGCCGGTCAATATGCTGGCTCTTGTCAATCTCCGTTACAAACTCAATGGACGTTGCCCTGCCCACATCAATAATCCACTGCGTGGCATCCTTGGCATTGGCCCGGAATTTGTCCGCGGCGGTTTCCAGGGTTTTCTCGCGTGACATATCGGCCAGCCCGAAAGCGGGGTTCTGGAAAAAGGATCCCTTTTTCACCATCAATGACGTGTAGATATTGTTCAGGATGGTCTCCGCCTTATCCCATGTCTGGTCCGCGTTGCCGGTCTGATCTATTTCTATTTGAAAATCCATTTATTCCATCCCGTAGGGGCGAACCTTGTGTTCGCCCATTTCATGTATTCGCCCCTACGTGTGCGAATGATGATTTGTGTTGCCTGTTGCATCCGTTATTGACCCATCGGATGTGATATCGCCTGTGGCTTCTATTGCCCCTGTCACCTCCACGTCCCCCACGATGGCCACATCCCCTGTCAGGGTCATGGCCGGGGCCGTGATCTCCACTTCTGTGGAGGCCTCCACTGTCAGCTTCCCCGTCTGGATTAGGATCTCGTTTCCGCGTTTAAGGTGGACCACATCCCCCTCATCCGTAAATATGGCGACCTCACCCTCTTCCAGGGCCACCCGGTACCTGCGGTCATCCGTTGCGATCAGGAAAATCTGGTTCCCTTTTTTAAGGCAGATCCCTTCAGCATCGGCCAGGGGCCGGGATGATAAACCGTACTGCTGCAAAAACTCCCGGTTGGTAAACTGTTCGCTCTGCCTGCCGTAGCCTGAGAACCGCTTAATCGCCCCCTCTACAACGCTGATGATTTTTATCCGGATAAGATCAATCATGTCGGAAACACCCCCAGATCGGACAGCATCAACACGGTTTCAGCCCCCTGCTCCTTATCCATGGTGAACGTGCGGCTGTAGATCAGCATGTCACGGTTGATCTGCTCGTCCTCCTCGTCCACGTGGCATATGGCGTTTACGGTAAAATTTTTCCCGTTCTGGCTGTGGCCGTATGTGGTCACCGTAAGATTAAACGCATCAAATTTACAGCGGTCCATCAACAACGCCGCATACTGGGCCAGGTTCTGGCCGTCATGGATCGCCTCGGCGAAAAATGGCTTGTAAAACGGGAAGGTCGGGTCCATGACGGTTGCATATGCATTTCGTTCGTCCACGTCCAGATCGTCATCCGTCATCTGGCTCTGGGCAAACACGGTCACCTTTGAAAACCGCTTTTCAATATCATTCAGGGTGTCCACGTTGATGATATTCGACCGTGCGTCCCCTCTGCGGTTCACCAGGCTGAACACAGCGGGGCCGGCCTTTACCGGCTGATCAAACACAATCTTGCCGTTGGGCAGGCTGAAAAACAAATACCCCCTGGAGGTTGCATATTTTTTAAGCACATCAAACACTGTGTCGCCCGGCTCTATCTGCTGGTAGGTGTAATCTTCCTCGGTAGCCGTCAGCTCCGCCGCCCTGGCCCTGTCGCCCTTTCCGTATATGACATCCGTGCCAACGTTGATAAACGGCACCTTTGAAATCAGCAGCGTCGCCAGTTGCGTAAGGGTGTAATTTTCCAGGGTGATGAATTCCTCCACATAATGCTGGCTCAACAATCCCATCAGGTCCGTGCCCGCCAGAGTTACGACCTTGCCGCCTATTGACAGCGACTTGCTCCGGCTCTGGATAATCCCGGTCGTTTCCAGCTGATCATTGACATAGAGTTTCAACGGCTCGCCCGGGCTGACTCTAAGTTCCGTATTGGCCAAAACCACCTCGAATCTGTTTTCCGCGTTAAACAGATTAGCCTCCACATTGTAGGCCTCAAATTCAGTGATTTTCTGATTCCCGATGATCAACGAAATAGAATCCATAAGATAATAAGGCAATTTTGAATGTTGAATGTTTAATTTTTAATTAAAAATTAACTTCTATGTGCTGTAAATATTCACCGTCCCCGATACAAAGGACGGATTTTTAAACGTGTTGATGCCGATCATCCTTTCCGCCATCTGATACGGCAGGCCGTTATAAAGGCAGACCAGATGAAACGGCATGGTGTTATCCAGACCCTTTGCGACGATCTTCAGGCTCTCGATCTTGACATCCACCGCATGCCGCTGAAGGGCCAGGGCCATGTCGTTGAGATCCCTGTTTTCACGGGAATCCTCTGCCGCGTCCTGGATCATCTCCCGTGCCGTATAAAGGGCCTGCTCGATCTCGTTCACGTTCATGACCGCTTCGGCGTCCCACTGGTTGACATAGTTGCCGGCCGCGTCAAACGACCTGATCTTTTCCAGCGCCCTCTGTCGGTTTCTGGCTTCCTCGTCCTCGCTGAACAGCGCTCCCATCTGCACGCCGCCCTCAAGCGCTGTTATGGTGCGGTATGCACGGCGCAGGCTGATATCGGTTTCGTCATCGGCATCCAGCTCCAGGGCCTCCTCCGCAGCCGCGACTCCATCAGCGAATGACTGTATAAAACGATGCGGGGCGGTCCTTGAGGATTCAAACATCTTGGTGTATCTGGCGGCCAGATTGGCAATGGATTTCATCACCCGGCCCGGTATGTCTGCTGAAAACTCAAGCGTGGATGACAGCACATTGGCGGGTGTCGCAATATGATTAATTTTCGCTTCCACCGCCGACACAAACCGATCAACCTTTTTCACATATTCCCTGGCAGGGCCGGTCACGCCCGTGATCTGTGTGAGGATCCCCGCGTCATGGTCAACTACACGGGTCAATATATCTCCTGCCTCCTGCCCGAGCAATTCCCTGGCTTGTGATGCAAAAGAATCCTTGGCCTGTGTAATGCCGGTCTCATATGCCCCCTGGGCCGTTCCCTTTACGTCCCCGGCAATAGTCGGCTCCGCCGAGCGCACGCCCGCGACAAATGATATGTCAATCTCCGCATAGTGCAGCCGGTCGTCGTGCCGGACGTTGATGTTTTCTATGTCCCCGCGGATAACCCCGTATTGCGGGTGCTTCAGCTCCAGAATATTGGTGTCCGACAGCAGGGCCAAAAGGGCCTCATGCGCCGGGTACTGCTCGCCATAAAAAACCGCCCGGACATTAACCGTCCGCGCGGTCCTCCCCATGTTCTGCAGGATGGTGTAGTCCTGCCCGGGGATCTCCTTCCTGATCACGGCCTTGCCGAACGAATCATCCACGCTCTCACACTGCACGGTGATGCCGTTGATCTCCGCGTATTCCCAGTTTTTATTTGTTTCACTCATTGTTTTTTCCCAGGGTTGTAAGCTGTGAGCTGCTTACAGCTTACTGCTCACAGCTTACTTTTTCCTTTTTACTGAGTGTAAAAATCCCACAGCCGTTTCACCTCCGGCACGATTTGGCCCTTTACGTTGAGCTTGGTATTCATCTTGTCGGATTTAACCATGCTGACCACGCGGCCGTCCTTCAGATATACGTTCATGTCAATCTGGCTTTTAATCCCCCGGCCCTGAAGGTCCTTGATCCACAGGTTCAGCCCGTCCAGGGCTTTAGCCATGGTCCCCATCACCGGGGTCAATGCAGTGTCGGTCAGCTTGGAGACCTCCGCGCCGATCATGTTGGCCTGCGCCTGCGTGGCCTCATCCATGTAGCGCTTAAAATCCCTGTCCACGGTACCGGCCGAGCCCTCGGCCATGGCGAACCTGTCGAATTCCGCAAACCCCTTTGTTTCCCGGAATATCCGGGCCATAAAACTGATGGCCCGGCCCCCTTCCGCGCCGAATATGGCGTTCAGCTTTGATTCAGCGCCCCCGGTCCCCCTGATGATACCCTTAAGGATTTCGTCCAGAGGCTTGTACGTCTCCATGCCTGTTTTCTTCGTGGCGGCCTGATCTATAACGTCAAATCCACCCACAATCTCCTCTTTCGCTCTGCTGCCCCGACGCCCACGCCGGCGCTTGACAACCCCGCCGGTCATTTTTTTTATCTCATCCCGTTTGCTCAAAATAGCCGCAATGGAGGACTCTATTGCCGTGGTTGCCTGCTCCGGGCTCCCCGTAGCCTTGCGCACCTCCTGGGCCCACGCACCAAGAACAGCCATGCCGGGGATGCCCCTCACGCTGATGCGGCCCGCGGATGCGGTCAGCCGCTCCATCATGGAGGCCAGGTTCTGGAGGGTGAACGCCCCTTCCTTGCCCTGGCTGATCATGATATCGAACATCTCCTCTATCTGGTCCGCGCTAAGCCCGGCCTTGTCCGCCAGGTTGGCCGCTGTTGCGCCGATGTCCGCCATGGCCGATCCTGTTGCCGTGGCCACCCTTGCCATTTGATCCAGGGAGGCCGTGGCAAAATCAAAATCCCCTGTCCGCTCCACGATCGCTTCCATGCCGGAGAGTATGTCGCCCTGTTTCTGGCCTGTTTCCGTGGCCAGGTTGTTGATCTTATCTTTAAGCGCCGCGATCTGTTCCTTGGGTTTTTTTGACTGTATCCCCAGCCTGACCAGCCGCTCTTCAAATGTCATAAAATTCTTGGCGGCCTTCACCATAGTGTACGCGCCCAGCCCGCCGGCCAGCCCCCCGGCCATGCCCAGCACGCCCCTGCCGATATTTAAACCGCGTTTACCGATAAACGACGCGGTCCTGGTCCCGAAGCTCTGGACCTTCTTATCCGCACGGGTGAGCGACGCGATCAGGTTCCTCTCATCGCCGGTAATTTTTATTCTGACAGTCTTTTCGCTCATAGGGGATACCGCGTAATTTTGAATTCTTAATTCTTAATTCTTAATTGTGGAAAACTTCCTTCATTCAACATTAAACATTCAACATTCAAAATTATTTTTTTCTTTTCACCACAAACGTCTTCCCGCCGGTCCTGCCGTCATTGATCATGTGGTAGATGTAGAGCCACTGTCCTTCGGTGAGGTCCACGGCCGGGAGGCCAAAAAACCAATAAGCCCTCTCAGCGTGGGTAAATTTAAAGCGTTCCCAATCGTCGGGTTTTTTTTTAGAGTTGCAAACAGGTCCTCGAACTGGTCCCCGGTCATGTTTTTCTCGGCCGGTGACACCTCCTGCTCCAGGGCGTTATACTCCTCAATCAACAAGTCCTTTTCATCCGTGGTGATCAGCGCCCGCAGCTCATCAGCGGATGCCGCGAAGGGCTCCTTGACATTCAAGGGGTTGCGAAGGGCCACAGCCAGGGTGCGGGTGTTAATCTCATCCAGGTAAATATCCATGGTGGTAGCGGATATGGAGATCTCTTCGGCCTTAAAATACCTCTCCGTTTCCATGTTGGCCCGCTGCTTTTCAGAGTTGTTCAAAACCTGAATGGAAACATCCTGATCAGTCCCGGGGAACTTAACAGTCTTAACCGCCTTTTTCCCCGCCTTAAGTTTTTCAAGCAAACTGGACATGGTTTTACCCCTCCCTTGAACCCTCGGCCCCTTGGCCCCTTGGCCCCTATCTTTTCTATTCCTCTATTTTAT